TGGCTTCTCCATCACGGAAGAAGCTGTGGAAGACAACCTGTACGACTCGCTCTCGTCGCGTTACACCAAGGCTCTGGCCCGTGGTATGGCGTACACGAAGCAGGTCAAGGCGGCTTCGGTCATCAACAACGGTTTCAGCGCGCTCTACGCGGGCGGTGACGGTGTTGCTCTGTTCTCGACCTCGCATCCGCTGACCAACGGTAGCACCAACAGCAATACGCAGACTACTGCGGCTGACCTGAATGAAACGTCGCTTGAAGCGGCGGTCATCCAGATTGCCGCTTGGACTGACGAGCGTGGTCTGCTCATCGCTGCTAAGCCGCGCAAGTTGATTGTTCCCCCGGCCCTGATGTTCGTTGCCAAGCGCCTGCTTGACACTGAGCTGCGTGTCGGCACGACGGATAACGACATCAACGCCCTCAAGGCGATGGGTTCGATTCCGGAAGGCTACAAGGTCAACCACTTCCTCACTGACCCTAACGGGTACTACCTGATGACGGATGTGCCGAATGGCCTGAAGCACTTCGTGCGTTCGCCGCTGGCTAACAGCATGGACGGTGACTTCGACACGGGCAACGTGCGCTACAAGGCTCGCGAGCGTTACAGCTTCGGCTGGAGCGACCCGTTGGGCGTTTGGGGTTCGGCTGGTGCCTGATGAGACGGGGGCCGGGTTATCCGGCCCCCCTCTTTATAGTTGATTATAACGGAGGTACCCATGGGACTCGCAACGCATCTTGGGCCGTGGCTTATAGGTACCGTAAAGAACACTACAGGCACTACCGCTGGTAAAGTTCGTAACGTCGGTGCTACTGTAGTGGCCCAAACTGCAACTGTTAATTACTATAACCCCGCTAACACGTTAGCTTTTGTAATCCCCGCAGGGGCGATGATTACTCAGGTGCAGATATCGACAACATTTAATTATAGTAGTGCTACCACTATAGTTTGTAGTATTAATGGCACGGCTATAAATTCTGCGTTAACTATTACTTCTGCTGGCACTGCCACCGTTCTCACTTATATTGCAAGCGCCGCTGTACTTACATTGTTAGGTAATGTAGGTACCACAGACGCATTGTTTACTTACACGCTTACGGGTACCGCACTTACAACTGGTATCTCATACTTAATGGTTACTTACATTGTTCGTAACGCAGATGGTACTTACGCCCCCAATAGTGTGACCGGGCCGTAACAATGCCTTTAGCTACGCACCTTGGTACTTGGAATATTGGTACGGTTAAGAACACCGTAGGCTCTACGGCGGGTAATATCGCCAATATGGGCATCACATTGGTAGCGCAAAGTTTTAATATTACCGCTGCGATGAATAATGCATCTACACCAACAGGTGTGTGGCTACCAATTGGTTCGTTTATAACTAACGTTATATTTGACGTATTTGTAGAAGCGCGTGGTAGTCAATGCCCCGGTGGTAATGTTTTTCCTAGTATAACAGTTGGTGATAACGGGCTAACAATAGGAGATACAGTTAGTTTTATTGTTGTTGACGGTAGCGACTATATTCTTGCCGCAAATAAAAGATACATTTGCCCTCTAGTTTATTGGAACAACAACCCATTTGGCGTTTCTTTTGGAACAAATGTAGGAAACCCAAACGTGTATGCTTCCCCAACTACAGATAAACAAATATATTTTGTTGAGGCTACAGACAATATTGGTATGGTTGGTAAATGTACTATTATTTATGGCCTTCGTAACAACATTTATAATGTTAGCTAATGAACTACGTTGACCCAAATTTTTATCGTGCGCCGCTTCCTCAACTACCCGAGGGCATGGCTGAAATCAGTTCATGCATTGGCGGAAGCATGTATACCTTTAAAAAGAAAGGTGATGTGATTACTACTCACTCTCATCCTGAAGGTGGTAACCACATTAGTTTTTGATGAAGGGGAAAGTTCGCTATCAACAGGAGGGGCAAGATGATATCGTCTATACAGCCCCTGTGGTGTTGGTAGCCCCTGAAAACGTGAATCACGGTTTTGTTGGGGAAACGGCTGGTGCTGTACTCATCAACATTGCTATGAGGTTTCTTAAGTAGAACTAGGTTTAATCCAGCCGCATCAGCCCTAGCCTAGAGGGACTGTGCATAGATGATGTGGCTACTTGTGCATAAGGAATTTTGAAAATGGGTATTGCAACGCATCTTGGCCCTTGGCTGCTGGGTACTGTTAAGAACACGACGGGTACTACCGTTGGCCTCATCCGCAACGTCGGCGCAACTAACGTATCGCAAACCACTAAAGTGGTGTATGACGGCACGACTGTAGCCGCCCCTAAAGTTACCACCATCGCTGTACTTCCGGCTGGCGCACAGATTGTCGATATTAAAGTTGACACCTTGGTAGCCTTTACAACTTCAAGTGCGGCTAACTTGACGATTGGTGACGGTACTACGGCTAACCTGTACTGGGCTACGCAGGATATTCTTGCTATTGGGCGTAATGCTTACACTGGCGCGGCTACCAAGTTGCTTAACTGGTGTGGCGCTGCGACCACTGCTTCCCCAAGCGGTGCGGGTATTGGCACTACTGACGTAAAGGTTACTGCTACTCTTAGCCCTGCTATCAGCACTGTTGGCGTTGGTACGGTTCAGTACACGGTTATCTACACCGTGGCTAATGCTGACGGTACGACTGCTCCGACCTACTTGACTGGCCCGTAATAGCGTCTTAACTGACTGGAGGCTTTATGCCTAATATTATTTATGACGCTGGTACGCCGGGGTTCAACAACGGCCTGAACAACTCAGGTGGGCCGTTGGCTGTGAAGGGTCTTGCCAACGCTCAGTTCGTTGTCAACGACCCCCGCGTGCGTGATACAAGCGGACGGTTGAAGGTTTCTCAGCATCAGAACATCTACGATGCCGACTTTGAGTACGGCACACAGCCGCTTCGTTGGGAGAACTTCACGCTTAACTCCGCCACTATCACTGCTCTGCCGGGGCTTGGTGGTGTACAGATGGCTGTTAGCGCAGCGTCGGGTGACATCGTCGTTCGTCAGTCGCGGTCGTATCAGCGTTACCAACCCGGTAAGTCGTTGTACATGGCATCCAACGTCAACTTTGGCGGTACGGCTGTTAACCAATTCCAACGAGCTGGGTTGTTTGACGATGGTAACGGTGCGTTCTTTGAGCAAAGCGGAGCAACAACCACCCTCAACCCATACGGTATGTATGTTGTTCTACGTTCAGACGCGCAAGGTACTACTGGTGGTGTCCCTGTAGATACTCGCGTTCCGATTAATCTGTGGAACGGTGACCAAGCACTTATCAAATCGCTTGACTGGACGCGAGTCCAGATGATTTACATCGAATATTCGTGGTACGGCGCAGGTGCAGTTCGGTTCGGTGTAATCCTTGCTGGCGAGCCGTACATCGTTCATCAGTTCAATGTAGCTAACGGCAATTTTACGGGAATTGCTCAGCAGCTTCCGTGGTCACGTACGGGCAACCTTCCGGCGCGGTACGAGATGCGTAACACGGGCGCTACCACTGCTACTACGTTCCGTCACTTTGGTGTGTCGGTACTGACTGAAGGTCAAATTGACGCACAGCGCGGCTACACTTACTCATACGGTATGCAGCCCGCAGTTCCTCGTCGTACTGTGCCAGCTACCTCGCTGCGCTATCCGGTGATGTCGTTCCGCATGCGTGTCATGGGGCAGGTTACGCAAGACCAGACTGCTACTAATGGCGCAGTTGTATCCGGTACAACTACGACTTTGGTGGCTACGGCGGGTGCGTTCTCTACGAACCCTAACTTTAACGGACGTATGCTGACGTACCAGCCTTTGATTGGTACCTCTATCACTTCGGTGGTACAGCAGTCCGCTGCTACAATTACAGCGTCTGTTACGAATGGTAGCGCTATCCTAACTGTAACCGCAGTCACGGGCACGCTCACAGGTACTGGTATCGTTCCGTTGTACCCCGGTATGGGCGGGTTGACTGGCGCAACGGCTGGTAGCGTGATTGTCAGTCAGTTGACTAGTACTGCTACTGGCGGTGCGTTGGGTAGCACGGGTACATACCTGCTTAGTGTACTTCAAACTGCTTCGGTAGCTGTTACTGCGGCGGCTGGTGCGGTTGCTGTCATCACGTTTGGCGCTAACCATAACCTGCGAGCGCAGGGTACGGCTAATACGTCTAACGCGGGTGACGTTGTCACGTTGTCGGGCTTTACCACGACGGCTATCAATGGTACCTACCCCGTGCTTGCGGTACCGACTGTTACCACGGCGCTTATTGGACTTGGGTACGGTGTGGTTCCCGGTGCTGTGACGGTCGGCGCTGGTGCTGTGACGGCACAGTACACTGCGCGTATCACTAGCAATACGTCTTCGCAGTTGACGTTCCAAGACATCATCACCAACAGTACGCTGGCTAACCCGCCAACCGCCAGCTGCTCGTATCAGATTGGTCTCATCGACCGGGGTCAGTTGCTGCCGCAGACGCTTTTGATTTCGACTGACCAGCTCTGCATCGTTGAGCTTATTGCCAGTACGCCTACGGCGCAGATTGGCCTTAACGGCGGGGCCATGCAGCCGGAAGCTAACCTTGGTGCGCTGTACTCATTCGCGGAACGTGACGTATCCGCAGTGGGTATGTACGGTGGCGAAGTTGTTTACTCCTTTACATCACCTACATCGGGTCTCCAGTCGTTGGACTTGTCCAACTTCTTCCCAGCGCTGAACAACATTAAGGGCAACATCCCCGACATTTTGACGGTGGCTATCACTACTACGGTATCTACTCTCGTCGGCGTAAACATCATTTGCCAAGAGGCGATGGCGTAATGGCTAAGTCACCTGCTTGGACCCGTAAGGAAGGTAAAAGCGAGGCTGGCGGTTTAAACGCCAAAGGCCGCGCTTCTTACAACAAGGCTAACCCCGGTAAGCCGGGGCTAAAGGCTCCGCAGCCTGAGGGTGGCCCCCGTAAGAAGTCCTTTTGTGCCCGTATGTCAGGCATGAAGAAGAAGCTGACTTCGGAGAAGACAGCTAACGACCCCAACAGCCGTATCAACAAAAGCCTTCGGGCGTGGAACTGCTGATATGTCACATCACGATTGGAGCGATACCGTGAAACACATTATGGATGGAGTATCCGTAGTGACGGCTGTAGGAACAATAATTAACATGCTTCCAGCAGTCGCAGCGCTGTTTACCATCATTTGGACGGGCATCAGGATTTATGAGTCCGAAACCGTACAGAAACTATTAGGGAGAAATAAATGAATCCGCAAGCTAAAAAGAAAGGCGGTTTTATGGAAAACCTAAAGATGTCTAAGAAAGGCAAGTATCCAAAGATGGAAATGGAACACGTTGCTGCGATGAAAAAACACGGCGTTCCCAAGAAGTTCATTAAGCAAGAACAGAAAGAAGCCATGGGCATGAACATGGGCGGCATGGCTGGCTATAAGAAGGGTGGCATGGCTGGCTGCTACGCTGAAGGTGGCGCGGTCAAAAAGCCGTACGTACCCTCCGCTGGCGACCGTAACGAGATTGCGGGCGGTGACCAAGAGATGGAAAACCGTAGATTAACAGGCACTGCTGTGGAACCCGCAAAGACTCGGCGTATGGCTGAATACAAGCGGAGCTTGGGGCTTATTCCCAACGCGGATTATCGTAACGAAGCGAAGAACACTTATCACGACGCGGAAACAGGGACTCCCCGTAAAAGGGTAATCAAGCGTAACGATAAAGACCTCGCTGCACAAAGCCGTATGGATGAACTTATGGGTACCCCGGCGAGGCAGCGTGGCGGTGGCCCCGGACAGCGTCCTTCTAACTACAGCACTCCTGTAGTAGGCTACGCTCGCGGCGGTGGTATCGAGTCCAAGGGTAAGACCAAGGGACGTACGTGCTGATGCCTAGTACAAGGACACCACGTTATAAATATACGCCCCCCAAGGCGGAGATGCGTGCGTCTAAAACTGATGAAGAGCAGCAGCAGGAGATGATGGACATGGCAATGTCCTTCGGCCCCGGTGCGGTGGGCGGGATTGCCCGTAGTGTCCTTAGTCGTACGCCTTCGATGCTCAGGACGCTCGCCAACTCTAGGATTGCGCGTGCGCTATCTGACCCCAAGAACGAAGAAGGGGTACGGGCGATGGCCCAGCGTATGGCTAACAGGAAGTATCCTGTAGCAGGTACGGGGTCGCTACCAGAGAAGATTAACCAGAACATCAATAGCCCAGAGTTTCTTGATAACCTTCGGCGTAACGGCATGGACGCTAGCATGAATAAATTTCGGCTAGAGACTATGGGTAACCAACTTCGTGATTTGCCGAAACGACCCCCCGACCGTCCGAAGGAGTTCAGCAAAGGCGGTTATGTTCGTGCTGACGGCTGTGCGACCAAGGGCAAGACCAAGTGTAAGATGCGATGAGAGCGTCACGCGGCATGGGGGCTATCGACCCGTCAAAGCAGCCAAAAAAAATCCGGCGCAAGGATGGGGCGGAGGTTGATATGTACGCTGCTGGTGGTTCAACAAAGTCGAACGTGAACGAGGCTAATAACTATACTAAGCCAAGTATGCGGAAGTCGCTGTTCAACAAGATTAAGAGCAGTGCTACGCAGGGTACTGGGGCTGGTCAGTGGAGCGCCCGTAAGAGCCAGCTACTTGCAAAGCAATATAAGGCCAAGGGTGGGGGGTACAAGGATTGAAAGCGCCGCAGCAGTCCCTGAAGGCATGGGGCGACCAGAAATGGCGCACCAAGTCTGGTAAACCGTCAAGCAAGACGGGCGAACGTTACCTGCCGGAAGCAGCCATCAATGCGCTGAGTCCTGCGGAGTACGCGGCAACCACCCGCGCCAAACGTAAGGGTAAGGCTGCGGGCAAGCAGTTCGTTGCCCAGCCCAAGGGCATTAGCCAGAAGACCCGCTCCTTCAGGAACATGGGGAAGTAAGTGGTTTACAAAACTACAGATAGCACGGACTTTAACCTCGACCTCAACACCATTGTTGAGGAGGCGTTTGAGCGTTGCGGGCAGGAGATGCGGACTGGCTATGACCTCCGCACTGCTCGCCGTTCTCTTAATCTGTTGCTACTTGATTGGGCAAACCGTGGTATCAACCTTTGGACGATTGAGCAGGGTCAGCAAGTCCTTACCTACAACGACGATACCTACGACCTGCCCGTAGATACCGTTGACCTGCTTGACCATGTAATCCGTACAGGAACTGGTACCAATCAAACTGATATCAACATCACTCGTATTTCCGGTAGTACTTATGCATCTATCCCAAATAAGAACGCTACCGGACGTCCTATTCAAGTTTGGGTAAATAGACAATCGGGAACCACTAATTCCTTGTCCGTAGTCCAATATCCTCAGTTCGTCATTTGGCCCAAACCTGATAATTCTACTACGTATACTTTTGTTTACTGGCGTCTCTTACGTATTCAAGAAGCAGGTAACGGTATCAATGGGCAAGAAATCCCGTTTCGGTTCCTACCGTGTTTGGTAGCTGGTTTGGCATACATGTTATCCATGAAGATACCCGGAGCCGAAGTTCGTATTGACATGTTGAAGCAAGTTTACGACGAAGCTTGGCAATTGGCAGCAGAAGAAGACCGTGATAAGTCCCCCGTGCGCTTCGTACCGCGTCAGATGTTTATTTAGGTGACGTATGAGCGGTAGTCGCTTTTCGTCTGGTAAACATGCTATCGCCATGTGCGATAGATGTGGGTTTAAGTATAAATTAAAGCAGTTGAAAACCTTGGTCATCAAGACTAAGAACGTCAACATTAAAGTGTGTCCGGAGTGCTGGGAACCTGACCAGCCGCAGTTATCGCTGGGTATGTACCCGGTTAACGACCCACAAGCGGTGCGTGAGCCAAGGCCAGATACGAGCTATTATGTGCCTACCAGTTCTAATGGTGGAGATGGTGGTAGTCGTGTGATTCAGTGGGGGTGGAACCCTGTTGGCCCCCCAAGGGATTTCCCGCTTACCCCTAATGATTTGGCGGGTACGGGTAGCGTCGGTACAGTAACGGTTACTATTTCGTAGGAGTATTTATGAAGATGAACCAAAAGACAATGAAGGCACTTGCCAAAGGCGAGGTCAAGGGACATGAGAAGCGCATGCATGGCATGAAGGCTGGTGGCCCGACTTCGCTTGACCGCAAGACCATGGGGCGTAACATGTCCCGTGTCAAAAATCAGCGAGGGGGCTAACATGCCTACTGAACAGAAAGCTTATAAGCAACCGCAATCGGTCAAGGTTGAGAAGGGTAATGGCTATCCGCAGACTGACATTGGCAAGAACAATGTCATGGTCAAGGGTCGCTGGCCTTCGGATACTGGCATGAAAACGTACGGCACCATGCGTGGCGCGGGCGCTGCCACCAAGGGCAAGAAGTTCCTTAACTCGGATAACGAACCCGGCTAATGGACTACGCAACCCTTTTGCAGGCGGTTCAGGATTACTGTGAAAACAGCGAAACTTCGTTTGTTTCGAATATTCCCACGTTTGTACAACTTGCTGAACAGCGCATCTACAACGAGGTGCAAATTCCGGCTATCCGGAAGAACCAGACTGGTACTGTTACAACAAGCAATTCGTACCTGACGCTGCCTACCGATTGGCTTGCTACGTTCTCTTTGTCGGTTACTGACCCTACCACGACGGGGCGGTCATTCCTGCTGGACAAGGATGTAAACTTTATCCGTGAGGCGTTCCCGTACCCGGCTGTTTCGGGTATGCCGACTCATTACGCCCAGTTTGATGCTGACACGCTATTTCTTGGGCCTACCCCTGACGCAGCGTACTCGGTCGAGCTTCACTACTATTACTATCCGGAAAGCATCGTAACAGCCACAACTACGTGGCTAGGTACCAACTTCGAAGAAGTACTATTGTACGGTACAATTCGTGAAGCTTATGTATACCTGAAGGGTGAAGGTGACCTGATGCAGGTCTACGAAGCCAAGTATCAGGAAGCCCTTGGTAGACTGAAGAACCTCGGCGACGGCAAGAACCGCATGGACGCTTACCGTTCCGGACAAGTTAGGGTGCCCGTGAAATGACCGGAATTACCCAGTGTATGACCACCTCGTTCAAGACTGAAATCTTGAGCGTCCAACACAACTTTGCCACCGCTCCTCGCACCGTCACTGGGCAGGACGTATTTAAAATCGCCCTGTACTCAGTGGCTGGGGGTGCCACGCTGGACGCCACAACTACCGTGTATACAGCTACCGGGGAAATTACCGGGACGGGGTATACGGCGGGTGGTCAAGTGCTAACTATTAGCCAGACACCTACTAGCAGTGGCACCCCCAGCACGACGGCATACATCAATTTTGCCGACATTACGTGGACTAGTGCTAGTTTTAACGCTGATGGGGCGCTCATATATAATAGTACTAACGGTAATAAATCTGTTGCTGTGTTAAACTTTGGCGCGACAAAGACCGTCTCTGTTGGTACATTTACCGTTGTATTCCCTGCCGCTGGCACGGGTTCCGCAATCGTACAAATTCAATAGAGATAGTATGTCGAACAGTAAGCGTTCCAAAGAAGGCTACTTGATGGTTGATAACCGGGCGGCGTACATGCCTGTCCCGGAAGAGATGCTTGGGGCTTCTAACATGCCTATTGGGGCGGGTAAGGGGCTTTTTGAAGCACCTACTTATACTTGTTCGCACTGTCAGTACGTTGTGGTGATGAATCCACAACGCACTCGTGAACGAGAATACTGCCGTGGATGTGACAGCTATATCTGTGATGGCTGCGGTCTACTTAAGAAACAGGGTACCCCCTGCAAAACTTTTGCACAGATAATTGACGAACATCTTAACGCCGCTGTTCGCGGTACCTCTTTGATTATTCCGTAAGGAGCATTTTCATGGCTAGATATTCTTCCAACTGGTCTTCTGTTTCGATGGTGGCGCAGGCCAACGGCCTACTTACATCGGCTAACGGTTACGCGGCTGTTCGCGCCGCCGCTGCCACGATGCAAATTAAGGTGTCCGAAGTGTACCTTGGTGGTGAAGCCGCTTCTACCTCGGCCCCGTCCATTATCATTCTTGACCGTAGTTCTGCTATATCTGTGGGTGCTTTGAGCTTTACGGCTGGTAGCACGACCCTGACCGACGCAACGGGAACAGCTCCTGCGACGGCCCCTGCGGCGGGTTCTACTGCTGCTACCACGCAGCCCACTCGTAGTTCTGCTACGCAGGTGCTTCACTTGTCGTTCAATGCCTATGGTGGCATCGTGCGTTGGGTGGCGTCTCCTGACCAAGCGATTACCATCTACGGTACTGGTGTGGGTGGAGAGTTGAACTTGAGTGCTTTCACAGGTTCTACGACTGCCACTAACTCAGGACATATCCTCTACGAGGTCGTCTAAGACGATGCAACGATAGTGGGCTGCTTAACGTAGCCCACTTGAGGGCCTATTGTGACCATTAATGCTCGATTTAATGGTTACATCTCTCTTGCCGCTGGCTCTGCTACTGCTGGTACGCAGCTCACAGTTTTGTCTGTTACTAATGGCACTATTGCCATTGGGCAGAACATCAAGGGTGCTGGCGTTGCTGCTGGCACCCGTATCACTGCTGGTAGCGGTCTTGTATGGACGGTTAATACCTCTCAGTCCGTAGGTGCCACTGCTGGCATCGCGCTGACGGGCGAAGTCCCGTTCCGTACAAACGACTTCCAAAACCCAACGCCGAAGAAGTATGTTCAGCCCCCTGAACAGGACTTCCTGCGTCAGCGGGTAATTGAACGCCCCGATAATCAAACTGACTGGCCTAACCCACAACCTGCTCGGTACCCCGGCTGGATTCACACCTTTGCTGGTTCCGTACTGGCGCTTGGTTTGCTGGTATCCGTACCGCCCAAACCGTTCATACAGGATGCGATAGACCCTCCTGTACCTGCCAAGGTCTACGCGCAGACTGACCAAGTCTCGGTCAACGTCAAGCTGCTATCGCCCCGCCCTGACTCACAGTCTGAGTGGGTTACACCGCCACCAAAAGTCTATGCACAGCCTGACGTAGTCCAGAACACCAGCATCGGGCGTCTGCTATCTACTAAGCCCTTTAAGCAGTCTGAGTGGGTCACGCCCCCGGCTAAGGTCTACCCCGCCCAGCAATGGGAAGACAGCCTACGCCAGCTAGTTGTCGCTCCGCCCAACCGTCAGACTGACCAGCCGAACCCAACGCTGGCTAAGGTCTACGCCCAACCTGACGTTGTTCAAAACACGCTACTACGTCAAGCGGCTCCCCCTGCGCCATTTGTGCAGGAAGACTGGGGTACACCCCCGGCTAAGGGCTACCCGCAGCCTGACGTAGTCCAGAACACCAGCATCGGGCGTCTACTCTCCACTAAGCCGTTTAAGCAGTCTGAGTGGGTTACACCGCCACCAAAAGTCTATGCACAGCCTGACGTAGTCCAGAACACCAGCATCGGGCGTCTGCTATCCACCAAGCCGCCACAGAAATGGGAAGACAGCCTACGCCAGCTAGTTGTCGCTCCGCCCAACCGTCAGACTGACCAGCCGAACCCAACGCTAGCTAAAGTCTACGCTCAGCCAGACGTTGTTCAAAATACGTTGCTACGTCAAGTAGCTCTTGTATACCCACCGTTTAAGCAGTCTGAGTGGGCTACACCCCCGGCTAAGGTCTACCCACAGCCTGACGTAGTCCAGAACTCGACCATTCGGCAGGTTAACCCTGCGCCCTTTAAGCAGTCTGAGTGGGTCACGCCCCCGGCTAAGGTCTACCCGCCACAGAAATGGGAAGACAGCCTACGCCAGCTAGTTGTCGCTCCGCCCAACCGTCAGACTGACCAGCCGAACCCAACGCTAGCTAAGGTCTACCCACAGCCTGACGTTGTTCAGAATACGCTACTACGTCAAGTAGCTCTTGTATACCCGCCGTTTAGACAGCTAGATTGGCAAAATCCGTTACTGTTTAAATATCCAGTACAGGCGTGGGAAGACAGCCTACGCCAGCTAGTTGTCGCTCCGCCCAATCGTCAAACTGACCAGCCCAATCCGACCCTAGCCAAGGTCTACCCACAGCCTGACGTAGTCCAGAACAAGACCATCCGGCAGGTAGCTCCGGTTG